GGCTTTCTTTGCTCTCGAACAGATTAAGCAACATGAGGCGGCTATCCAAGAGCTATTCATCTATCAAGGCAGAGCAGGGCTTTGGGATGATTGGTTAAAGTTTCAAGCAGAGGCAAAGCGTAAACGTGATGCTGAGGCTAGAGAGATTGTGTTAGCGGAGATTAAACGTAAAGAAAAGCTATGGGCTTGGATTAACGGATTCTTAATTATTGCCTCTGTCATAACAGGGGTAGGTATTATAGCTGGTTTCATCTGGCTTGTTGTAACGAAAGGTGGATTATGAGAGAATTACCAAAGCGTAACCAACGCTCAAAGAACAATAAGAAGAAGAAGAAATGAAACACTCAGTAGGTAAACAACTCACAGCGGGTGTCGCCAATACAATCTTTGTAGTCCCACAGGGGTATAAGGCAGAGGTGGATTTGTTATTCATCTCTAACCTTGATGCTAACAACAAGACTACCACGGCTTACTGGCAACACGCTCACGATATTAACCACAAGATTAAGATTATTGACTTGTACCCAATGGCTTCTCATAGTTTTTTACAGTTTAGTAATGGGTCTATTGTGATGCAACAAGGGGATTCTTTTGTTATTCAACCACAAGATGGTGCAACTCAAAGTTGTATCATCACGTTTGACCTATATAAAGAAGCACAAACTGTAGCATTTGATGGCGAATAAGCTTGACAAATTGAGAAATCTGTGGTATAATACCAACAAAGGAAGAAACAAATGACATATTTAGAACTTGTCAATAAGGTCTTACGTCGATTGCGTGAGTCAGAAGCAGGGACTGTGCAGGGTGTAGGTGATGTTAACAGCTATCCTCGCCTGATTGGAGACTTTGTTAATGAAGCAAAGAGTCAGGTCGAAGCTGCGTGGGACTGGAGTGCTCTTCGGTCTACCTTGACTTTGAACACTCAAGCCGATGTCTTTAACTACGAGTTGAACGGTGCAAAGAATAACTTCAAGGTGTTAGATGTTTGGAATGACACTAAGGACATTGAGTTACAGTACCAGACTAGCTCTTGGTTTAACAAGGCATTTATAGGTAGTGATGCTCCAAGAGGCTGTCCCTCCTACTACAACTTTAACGGTGTCAGTGTAGACCGAGATACTCAAGTAGACTTATACCCAATCCCTGATGGGGCTTATGCCTTACGGTTTAACGTCTTGTTACGCAACCAAGAGTTGGTAGCGGATGCAGATACTGTTGTGCTCCCTACCCGTCCTATCATCCTGTTTGCTACAGCGATGGCGATTGAGGAACGTGGTGAAGACGGTGGTCAACAGAGTATTAACGCCTATGGTGCTGCTCAGTCGGCCTTGGCAGATGAGATTGCAATGGATGCTGCTCGTCACCCAGAGGATACTATTTGGTATAGCGTATGAAACAATTACAAACACTCTCAGTAGTCTCTCCCGGCTTCTTCGGTTTAAACACCCAAGAGAGTGGTATCACCTTATCTCCTAACTACGCGCAAGAAACTAACAACGTGGTCATTGATAAATATGGTCGGTTAGGTTCTCGTAAGGGTTGGCAGATGCGTACACTAAACGGTGATACTCAGCTTGCAGGTAACCCCGTAGAGTTCTTGATGGAGCATATTAACGGTGATAACACTGCTGTTACTATCTCTGGTGGTAATAGTAAGTTGCTCCTCAACGGTTCTAATGTTGACAACTTTGTAGAGATAACACCTGCTGGTTACACGATTACAAAGAATAACTGGAAGGGTGCTTCTCTTTATGACCACGCTCTAATTGTTCAAGAGGGACAAGCTCCTATCGTCTACTGTGAGAATGAGTTACCAGTGACGCAGACTCTTAATGATCTCACAGGGGTTACTCAGTCTTTCGGTACTAGCCACCCAAAGGACGTACTTGCTGCCTACGGTCGGTTCTGGGTGCATGATGGTAGCTTTGTCTACTGGTCAACGGACATAGCAGACTCAGCTTTCCCAGCCTTTGCAGGAGGCACTAGCGGCTTTTTAAACATATCCGCTGTCCTACCTAACAACGTAGACACTATCGTTGCCCTAGGCTCTTACAATGGCTTCTTGGTTATCTTCTGTGAGCGTAACATTGTTATCTACAGAGGCCCAGAGAACCCACTAGGAGACTTCTCGCTTCAAGATGTTATCGCAGGAGTTGGTTGTGTTGCTCGTGATAGTGTGCAGGGTACAGGCAATGACTTGATCTTCCTCTCTGATACGGGTATTCGTTCTTTGGGTCGCTTGATTCAAGAGAAGTCTGTACCGCTACGGGATTTAACAGCTAATGTCCGTGATGACTTGTTGGCTGATATAACGATAGAACGCTTTAACACATTGATTAGAGATAGCGCTTCTGACCTACGAAATGTAAAGTCAGTGTACTCTGAGCTAAATGCTTTCTACCTGCTCTCCTTGCCTTCTATAGAAAAGGTATATTGCCTTGATATGCGTAAGCCTTTAGAGACAGGGGCTGCTCGTGTTACTACTTGGAAAGAGTATGAGGCAAGAGCCTTTACCCGCACCCGTGGTCGTGAGTTGTTAATGGGTAAGCCTGATGGTATCGGTGTTTATAACACATACACAGATAACGGTTCAGCCTATCAGCTTAAATATGCCTCTCACTATTTGGACTTAGGGATGCCTACTACCAATAAGATGCTGAAGCAGATTAACGCTACGGTTATCGGGGGTACTAACCAAACCTTTGTTATCAAGACCAGCTTTGATTACCAAGATAGCCCTCGTTCTTACCCCTTCACTATTATAACTGGAGAGGTTTTTGAGTATGGGCTTGCTGAGTATAACATTGCTGAGTACACATTTGGTGTTGTTCTCGAAGCAGTTAAGAGCAGTGCTGGCGGTAGTGGTAACGTAGTTCAAATCGGCTTTGAGGCTGAAGTAAATGGTAATGAACTGTCAGTACAAAAGATTGACATGTTTGCTAAAACAGGAAGGATAAGTTAATGGCAAATTATTTAAAGGTTACAAACTTTGCGGTTAAGGATGGTTTAACCACAGGTGACCCAAACAAGATTGTTAAGGGTGCGGAGATTAACTTCGAGTTTGACGCTATTCAAACATCAATTAACGGTAAGGCTGACTTAGAAAGCCCTGTCTTTACTGGCGCACCTAAAGCACCTACGGCTCCTTTGGGAACAGAGACTACACAACTAGCTAGTACCCTGTTTGTTAAGAATGCCATTGATGCTATTCCAGCGGGGACTACTGTAGGAACCCTTGGGACACAAGATAAAGATGCTGTAGACATTACAGGCGGGACAGTATCAGGGTTAACACAACTTGCGATAGATGCTTCTGCTAGGTCAGCAACGCAAACAAGTTTAGATGTGCCCTCTAGGACAGGTGTTGGTGCTTCAGGTACTTGGAATATTAGTACAACAGGCGCACTGTCAACCGCTAATGTTAATGCCGCAATCGCTGGTAGTACTGCCGGACAAGTAGGGACTTATGCTTTTCTGAAGCTAACTAACACTGCTGATAACGGGACGGTAGTCGATTATACCGTAGCGGGTTCTGCCTTATCTTGGGTAGGTGTCTCAGAAGGGGGTGGGCTTGCTGTCGTCTCCGGCGGCGTCATCACAGGGTATACTACGATATCAGGAACGTGGAGAGCTATGGGGTGGGGACGGCTACCCTTGGGTCAAACAGGGAATTCAGCTACTCTTTATCTTAGAATTTCTTAAAGGTTAATATGGCAAACATTACTTCACTAAAAAACCCTGTATGGGTTAATGACGAACAAATTAATTGTATCATCACTCTTGACGTGTTCGGAGATGAACAACTTCCGTTCACTGCCTCTTCTAATGATGTAGAAGAACATGGGCGCATCATCTTCCAAGAGTTGGTTGATGGTCGATATGGGCCTATTGCGCCTAAAGGAGAATAAGTATGGATCCGATGACGATGCAAGCCATAGGAGTAGGTGCTAACTTGCTAGGCGGTATGATGGGTGGCAATGCCGCTGGTGATGCAGCTTCAGCGACAAGGGCAGCAGCAGAACGTGCAGCAGCGATGGCTCAATTTAAGCCTTATGCTGTTACAAGTGGTTTTGGTACTAGCGCGTTTGACACAGAGAACCAAACAGCTACCTACACCTTAGACCCTCGATTAGCGGAGTATAGAGATCAGCTATACGGGTTAAACGCAGAGGCTATGGGTAATCTTAACCTAGACACCACTCAGAACGCTCAAGATTATTATAACCAACAACAAGGCTTAATGGCTGGTGGTCGAGCACAAGAGGACATTGGTCTTCGTCAGGCTCAATTAGCTGGTGGTCGTATTGGCTTAGGTTTGTCAGGTGCAGCTTTGGGTGCTGGGGCTGGTACGGGATATGTTAACCCTGAGCAATACCAACGTGACTTAGCTCGTGCGAATGTAGATTCTCAGACTGCTGCTCGAGCTGATCTTATAGCACGTCAACAATTAGACGAAGACATTGCCCGTGCTACTGGTTTGTTTAGTGTGGGTGCTGGTGTTGAACGGCTTGGTTATGACACAATGGATACAGGCGCTAACTACGGTAAAGTCTCTGCTGCGGCAGGAGCAAATGCTGGTGATTTGTTGTATCAAGGCGCTAGTTCTGGTGCTAAATATGACTTGGCTGGGGATTTGAATCGGGCACAAATGCTTCAAGGTGTTGGTGAAGGTATATACAAGCAAGATTTTTCTAGCATGTGGACAAGGTAAAGGGTAAATTATGTCTAATGAAAGTATAATGGGTTTATTTGGTAATTTAAACCCACAACAAATTCGTAATGATGCTTTAGATCGTAGTATGATTTCTCCTGCCCAGATGAGCCAACAAGGGTTGTTAGAGCAAGTAGTCTCTATGGGTCGCAATGCTGGAACGATGTTGGGCTACGGTGGTGGTCGTATGTTAGGCGGTAAGGTGGCTGGTGAGGTCGAGGCTGGTCTTGTTAACAAGGCGCTGGAAGATGTTAATAAAATGGGTTTTAAAGACCCGGCACAGAAGATGGCTAAGTTAGGCGAGATTCTCAGTGCAAACCCCGCTACGGCTAAACAGGGGATGATAGCCCAGCAGGAGGCTGTT